GTTAAGATGAACGTGGACGACGTGCCGACAGAGGGCCGCTATATGCTGCTTGACGCTGTGCAGTATGCAGATCTTCTGGACGACCTGACAGACAAGGAGCTCTCGGCATTCCAGGCATTGGCAAATGTGAGCAAGGGCGTGATGGGACAGCTCTATGGTTTCAGCATCATGCAGCGTTCGAAGGTTCTGCGAGTGAAGGCAGACGGTTCGACCGTTATCAGATGGGAAGATGAGGGCGAGGCGACAGAACTTGCCGCAGGCCTTGCCTGGCAGCAGCAGTGCGTAAGCCGCGCTCTCGGCGAGGTGAAGATGTTCTCGAATGAGGACGATCCGCAATACTACGGTGACATCTACTCGTTCCTGGTGCGTGTTGGTGGCAGTCCGCGCCGCTATGACAAGAAGGGTGTGTACCTTATCACTGAGGGTGCTGCAGCGTAGAGAAGGAAAGGAGAATAGCTTATGCAACTACCGAGAGTGAAGATACAATTTCTGACGGGGCAGCTGGGCACCGTTGGCGACAGTCCGGACGGGCTGTTCGCCTTGGTGTGCGGCGCTGCAGCCGTTGGGAGCACGTTCGCGCTGAACACGGCGTATGAGGTGACGAGCATGGACAGTGTGCAGGCCCTGGGCTTGACTGAGGAAAACAATGAGGTGCTGTGGAAACATCTGTCGGAGTTTTATGACGAGGCAGGTGCCGGCGTGAAGCTCGTGGTTATGGGCGTGAGCCCGACGACAACGATGACGGCGCTTCTGGACTATACGAAGACATCAGCAGGAAGCGTGCGCTGGCTCGTGGAGAAGGAGAACGGTGCGCTGCGAGGCGTGGGCGTGGCGAACGTGAACACGCTGTCGAGCGAGACAAGCCAGGAAGGCATAGACAAGGACGTGCTGACAGCTGCTGCAAAAGCGCAGCAACTGGGGGAATGGGCCACGACGGAGCTGTATGCACCGATGGTGACTCTGCTGGAAGGCAGAAACTACACAGAAGCGACGG